GTTTCCTTTCGCTTACGACACTACTTCTTACTACACCTAAATTATGACATAAAAAAAGAAATCGAAACTCTCGACTTCTTTTAATTTTTTTGTTAAATTTTTCTTAATTTTTTATAAGAAAATTATTAAAAAACTATCATAAAATTATCATATTACTTTTGCTATTTTATCAGCAATTTTCTTAATTTCTCTATCGATTGTAGGTACACTAACCTTTTCTTTATCTGCCATTTGTACTCTACTCAGTTCATCCAATCTATAACGAATAATTCGTTTTTGTAATGGTGTGAAATGTATTTTCTTTTGTAAATCCATCAGTTCTTCTTCGACAAATGATATTTTTAACATAAACTATTTATTTTTTTTCTTCCCTTATTACTCCCATATCTGGATGCAAACTTTCCCAAAATATAACGATATATGTTGTTTCAATTGCAAGCATCACTAATAATATAGCAATAATGTGATATAATCTTCGATTAATTCCCATTAGTTTTTTATTATTTTCTTTATAATCTCTAAGTATCTCAGTTGCTATAGGAACATCTTCTTCTACTTCTACTTTTTCCTTATTTTCTTTTTCTTTCATATACTTCCCTCTCCTACTATAAATCAATTTCTTTGCAAACCTATATAATATTTAGTTTACAAAGGCTTGGATCGGGGTGGTTCAGTTGTTTCTAAATATTCTAGCCATCTTACAAACTCTGATTTCATATAACATCACCCGCCCATAATATACCATATTTTTATAATTTTACCATAAAAATTTCCATGAAAGGTCATTTTTTGATACTTTTTCTGTAAAAATTGCATAAAAAAATAGGGTAAGTACAAATCGTACCTACCCTATTTCTTATTTGATGGCTATTTGATTGTTAACTTTTGACCTACATAAATGAGATTCTTATTTTTGATATTATTTAAAGCTGCTAATTGCTCTACTGTAACTTTGTGTTCTTTTGCAATTTTAGTTAGACTATCTCCTTTTTGAACTACATATACTTTAAAATGGTCTTTTTTATAATCTAAATAAGACAATTTACCATGTTTAGACCAAAGTCGACCATTTAGACCTTTGATTGCTTTTTGGTTTAATAAGGTTGTTTTTTGCAGTTTAGAAGACCATTTAGAAGTGGCCTCTAATACTTCACCATTTCCAATATAAATTCCAATATGGCCTTTAATCCATACTACTTCACCAACTTCAATATTATTAAAGTTATTTGACACATTGGAACATTTTTTTATCATTGCATCTGCATTAATATCTGGAACTCCATTTGATTTATATTTTCCATTAGTAGGATACCCCCATAAAATACCTTTAATAAATCCACTACAATCAGTACATAGTTTACCATTCTTACTCTTATTCATGAAAGAACCCCAAGAATAAGTAGTATCATATTTACTATAAATCTCTTTTGCTTTTATTGTAAATTCCATGTTGTTCATAATGTACACTCCTTGTTGTTTTTTTAACAATATAAAAAAGACTAGAACTTTTATTGTCCTAGCCTTTATTTAATTATTAGATACTTCATATAGATATTTACTAAATACCCAAACATCTCTACCATTGATGTTTAATTTTGCTGAATTAGTTGGAATGTCTATATCTTTTATTGTATAAACATTATCGTTTTTAACATAACTTTTTCCACCTTGTAAAACTTGGTCTTTTGTCTTATTGCCATTTTTATCTACTTCAATAAAAGGTGTACTTGGTATCCAATGATGTGATTTCACTTTATTCTTTTTATAATCATTTAATGAGCATCCTGTTAATGATGAATTACCAAAACAATTCAACTTAACATTTACTATATCAACTTTGAATATACCTTGAAACTTTACTTTAGAACCTTTGTATAATATTTGATCTGCTTTTGTATTATTCGCAGTAGCAACTTTAACATCTGATGTTTTTTTCCAATTACCACCCATACCATTTAATATATTTGTATTATCTACAAAATAACAAGCATCTGTATCATATTCATTAGGGAAACAATAAACACCATATTTATTTTTAGTCCATGAAGTAGTTTTACTTTGAGATATTTGTATATGACAATGAACACCTGTAGATTTTCCCTTTGTACCCATATTTCCAAGTTGTTCACCTTGTTTTATTAATTGACCAACTCTAGCATCAAAAGAATCATCGTGTGCAATCATAAAAGTTGCATAATCAACTCTACCATTGGCAAATCTAACCTTTTCTATTGATTGCCACATTGACTGACCACTTTCAGGATAAATCCTGATACATCTACAAGTACAAGGTGCATAATAAGGATATTTTACACCACTTTGAGAACCTCTAATATCATTAGCCATTGTTCCTTTATGACTAAAATCACCACCACTTCCTTGTGTAATATACATATCAGTGAATGGACATAAGAAATCCTCAATTCCATTTCTAACTGATTTTTGATTCTTTTTCATATTACTTATTCTCCTTTCTTTTCAATTATATTTCTAAATGCTTCATGTAATCCTGTTGATGCTAATCCACTAATCATACCTGCTAATACAACTTCTGCTGTTATATTGTTAAGGTTGATTAATACATTTATTGCTGTACCTAAAATAAGCATAATTAAAGGAATATATTTATTTGGAATAACTGTAATACTTGTTTTTATTACATATCCCACACATAAACATATTCCTAATACTACTAACACTAGATATTCAGTTAACATTGCTAAATCCATAATTTCATCTCCTTAAACTTTGTGAAAATAATTCACTTTTTCTTCTAAATTTTCTATTCCTTTTTCAACAACTGGCATTCTTTTGGCAAAATCATTATGTTCTCTTACTTCTCTTGTGAGTTCTGATATTTTTTCGTTTGTTACTGCTTGATACGTTGATAAATCTTGTCTTATTTCACTTGTTGTTTTTTTAGAGCCAAACAAATTAGTTATCAAATTACTAACCACCATAAAACTACCTGTTATTATTGCAATTAAAATTCCTTCACTCATTTTTTTATTCCTTTCTTTGTTTTTATGCTATTCTGTGCCATCTATTAACAACTTTTGATGGTTGTACGTTATTATGTGGTTGGTCTTGCCCTTGATATGGAGAAAAACCTTCTGCTTCTGTACCGTTACTTCTGATAACTGACTTATAACCTGCATTAGTATTTGCTGAATAAGGTATAACGTGTCTATGCTTAGGCATTTCTGCTATGGTTAATGTATGTGTTTCTGAACCTACAATAGTTCCTAAATCAACATTAAATTTACTATTTGAATCATTGCTTTTGGAAACTAATACAGTTCCATCTTCTTCTAGTTCCCATTCTCCACCCCAATAAACATTTGGATTAAATTCTAAATCATCAGTTTCATAGTAACTTCCAATAGGATGTACAAAATCTAATATGCTTTTGGCATTTTGTCTATTTCTATCTGCTATAAATAAATCTCCATTTACTTGAAAATCATGTTCACCATAATCGAATACTGGAATACCAACTAAAACAAGTTGATTTTCTGTATCACTTGTTAATAAGTCATTAACTATTAAATATAATTTTCCTTGTTGTGTATATGGAATTATATTTTCTAACAACAAATTAGATATAGTAATTTCATTGTTAGTTGTATCTATCGAATAATCTTCATCTGAAATTCCTTTTAAAGTTCCATCACTGCCTAATTTCCATTGTAATGTTGGTGCATTTTCAGTAGTATCAAATGTTTGTTGTTTATATTTGATACTTGCATTTAAATATAAGTTTGAACTTGTTGGATTTACTCTTTTAAATGAATATTGTGATATTTCAATTGGTATATAATCTATTAATTCTTTTGTTATTGTTTCATCAACTACATAACCTCTACTATCAGTTACAATGATTTTAAATGTATCTGTTATAGCTGTTAACACTAGTTCATAAGGACTAGCAGTTAAAACAACATCAGAATTTCCATGTATTATTTCTACTGATTTTATTGTTGCACCTTTTAATGCAGTTGGAACAATTGTTGCTTTTATATCAGATGCATTTTTAATTATTTTACTTACACTTGATCCTAGTACACTAATTACATTTGTATCTGTTTCTTCTAATGAACTTGTGAATGTTGGCTCTGCATTTACAAAAGAAAATGTTTTTGCATGAGAACTATAACCAATATTTGTTGTTCCACTATATGTATTTACACCTAAATTAACCCTATAACTTTTTTGGCTATTTAATGTGTTTCTTATAGTGTTTCTTTCTTCATCTGTAAATTCCCAATTATAAGGACTTGTATATAAACTAGATGTTCTTTTTATACTCAACATTAATTTATTATTATTATCATAAAAATTGATGTATGGTTCTACTTTAAAACTTGCTGGATTAGTAAATTCTATATATGGATTTTCTTCATCTGTAAAATCACTAGCATTTGTTATTGTTGCTAATCTTTGAATTTTTGGCATTTTAATATCAGCAGAAGTATTTCCACCACCACCAAATGATGCACTCCATGAAGTAGCAATTTTCTTTGTTGGTGAACTACCATCAGCATTATGTGTAATTGTTCTTGAAAGTTCTTGAATAGTAGTTTCACCTTTATACATAGTTGTATATCCATAACTTTTTGCTGTACCATCCAATGCAGCACTAGCACTACTAAATGCTACATTATTTTGTGTTGGGATATAGTATGTACTCTTTATATAATAAGTTGTTTTATTTGTAGTTTTATCTTGATTTGTATATTTAGCATAAGTTCTAATTTCACCATATGTTAAAGCAATAGTTGATATTTTTTGATAACTTTTAGTTAATGTAATTGCCACTATTCATCACCCCCAACATAGAAAGTCCCTGTTCTCTTTTCTCCATCTGGTTCAAACTTTTCTGTTCTGTGATAACCACTAGTAAAATAATTTGTAACTGTTAAATTATCCATTTCAGAAATCGATTTACCAAGTTCCTCATCATAACCAAAGTAAGCAAGTTTTGTTTCACCAGTTTTAATAGCAAAGGTATTATTAGTAATTAATGTTGATATTTTTGATACATTAGCAGATACAGATATACCATTTATATCAATAGTAACTAAACTATTTTTTACTGTTTCTACTCCATCATCTAACCTTTTATTTGTTTCTTCAATTTTGGTAGTAATTGATGTGTTGTTTTGTGTTACTGTAGTTGATAATGTTTGCAATGTTTCAGTTGCACTTTGAACTTGTGTATCTAAATTAGACATTTCACTTGTTACATCTGCTACTTCTTGTTGCATTGTTTCTGTTGAACTAACAACACTTTCTATTTGGTTGTTAATATGATCCACTTGCAAAGCGACTTTATTTAGTGTCTGTTTATTACTACCAGCCAAATTATAGTTAGTTTTAGAATCATCATTTACATCTGCTTTTATAATTGATTTAATCCTTGAATTATTAGATATATCCAAGATAACAGCATTAAATGTATTCCCATTTTTATCTGTTATAGCCACTACATCATTTAATTCATATATGAAACCATCCACCATATTTTCTGCTTTATATGGAGTGTATGACATTCCTACGATATATTTAGCAACCTCTTCAATCATTTCTTCTCTATAAAGGTCTACAAATGGGTTATCAAGTATTTTAAATTCAACACGTTCAGTTTCTATTGATTCAGGATATACAATGTCATCATCTATTCCATCTTTACCTAAAACTACAGTGTTGACTATAAACTCATTTTCCTTTGATAACTTTTCATATCTATTTCTTTGAATAGTATCTCCAGTTATATATTGACTTTTTATAGCTAATTCTCCATCACAATTGAATATAGCTATTTCTCCACCTATTTCAGCAATCCTTGATATTACTTCTCTATTTGTTGTAGATTCTGGAAAGTTTGGTTGTTTAAATGAATAATTGGCAAAATTAAAAGCATCACTTGCTAAAGTGATACCTTTTCTTGTACATATTTCTTGAACTATTTCCAATCCTGTATGATTAGTAGACCAATCTAATGAACTTTCATACTTATCATCTAACAATTGTGTTTTATCTTGAACATTTGACAAACTAATTGATTTAGTACTTATATTGGTTGTTATTTTATCAGCCTTTGCTATAAACACACCTTGCTTAACATATTCTATTGAACCATTAATAACAAGACCTTTATAAACTACTATTTCTTTATTCTCTAAATCTAAATTATTTTCTAAATCATATATTTCCATATTTAAAGTTTTAGTTGGAAATCCACCAATAAACTTTGTATTCGAATGTGAAATTTTAGGATAAGATTTAATTACATTACTTAAATACTCAGTATTATCTATAACAACCTTAAATCTAGGTGTTAAAGATAAACTTGCATCTATTAAATTTTTATAATCACTACTTACTGCATTCAATTCTTACATCACACTCCTTTTATTTTTTAACTATTTATTAATCGCCATGTTGTCCAAGCATCAGCAAAGTAATATCTTATATAAACTGTATTCTTCATTGATACAGCATCAAAGTTATACGGTATCGCCACTTGTGTTCTACTAGCTGTAGGTGTTCTAACACTAAAGAACAATGTTATAACAAAATAAAAACTCTGATTAGGAGTTCCTATTTGTGTCAATATATATGGTTCTGTTGTTGTATTGGCATCTATGTACCCATCTACATATGTTGCAATTCCTTTGTAATTTTCAATAAGTGAAACTCTATTCTTTAAATCAGTAGCATCCGCTCTAACATTTGTTACATCGCCATTTATAGTTGATATATTATTTTCAATTGTTTCAACATTATTATCTAAGTTTGTAATTCTTGTTGTATTTTTTAATATTGCTGTTTCTATATTATCTTGAATTTTATTTAAGTTGTTTGCACTCAAT